GAGAAAAATGAATCCTAACAGCCTTAAAAACCTTAAGACAGCAGAAGAGACAAGAAGGACATAAACCCTTTACAGTAGATCATAAACAGATATACACGAACAATAAATTATAGTACAGACAGGAGACAGTTTCTACACGGGTTTATTTGACCATATAGAGACTTTATCCCTTTGATAGTACAGATATACAAAGAAGGTGTTAAACAATGGCAGAGAAGAAACCAAAGCACCCTAACAGCTTGAAAAACTTAATGCCAATACAAGAAGTAAACTCGACAAGAAGTCGAGAACAACATTCCGCAGATAGTGCCAAAGGCGGGAGAGCTTCAGGGAAAGCAAGAAGAGACAACCGGACATTGAGAGAAATAGCCCTTGAACTAATGGCAGCAGAGGCAACTCCGGAAGATATAAAGAAGTACGGCCTGCCGGAAGGTTCAAGCAATGCCCTTGTAATGACAGCCGCAGCACTTAAGAAGGCAAGAGAGGGAGACCTGAAAGCATACGAGAGCCTACGAGACACAGCCGGACAGATGCCAACAAAAGAGGTACAGGTATCAGCGGAAGTATTCACAGAGGCAAACAAAGCCCTGTTGGATAAGGTAGCAGAGAGGATCAAGAAGGAATCCGAATAGTTCGTATAATAAGAATTATGCGAACACATTGCCAAGAATGGCTCAACCATGCGGCTTGTAGGAATTGGCATAGATCCGGTGCTGTAAAACCTTTGTGCAATATAGATAAAAGTGTAAAGTATTTCCCCGAGGATTTACGACACCTGTTTGTTTATATTCCACAATAGAATAGTTCCGGTCCAGTCCTCAAGGTATAGAGAGAGCAGCGGGAGATCAAGGGCAGAGCATAGAGAGCCGTAGTATATGCCCCAAAATTTTTGGAGTGTACTATACCAGGCTACCGGATCATAGACCTACACTACCCCCTCCCCCCCCTACCCGGCGAGGCCCCCACTCCCCCCCCCTATATATACCCGCTCCGGAAAATTTTTTTAAATTTTGAACTTGCTTTACCCCACTAAAGTGTAGTTAATAAAAGTTATCCGTAAGTCAATCCGAAGAGGAGATAAAGCTCCTATATATGTCAAAGATAAGTGATATACGCCAAGCAGAAATCAAATACTGTTCAGAGGACTTAACGTATTTCGTGCTTAATTATGGGCATATAGAGGATAGAGACAGTGAGGACGTAATCCAACCCTTCAAGTTGTGGGAAGAGCAGATAACGGCACTAAAGGCATTAGAGAAGCATAAGCATAGCATTATCTTAAAGGCAAGACAGTTAGGGATAAGTTGGTTGGTATTGCATTATGCTTGTTGGATTCTTTTGTGTCACACTGGAAGAAGTGTAATAGGGTTATCGAGGTCAGAGAATGAGGCAATGGAACTCATACGAAGGGCAGCGGTAATCTTAAGGAATATGCCGGAATTAGTAGCGGAGAAGAACAATCTCCCTACTGGATGGAGTGATGCCTGGTTTGAGAACACAGCGTTAAGTTTAACTATCCACTTTCCGGACAAGAGTATGTCGGTATTCCGGTGTTTTGCGAGTAATGAGAACGCAGCGAGAAGTTTCACAGCGGATTTACTGATATTTGATGAATGGGCCTTTCAGCAATTCGACAGGCAGATATGGGCGAGTGCATATCCTGTAATCAATAGACCGTTGTCAGGACAGGTTATCGGGGTAAGCACTATAAAACGAGGAAGTCTGTTTGAGGAACTTTTCACGGGGGATAATGATTTTCATAAGATATTCATACCGTGGTATGCAGATCCTAAACGTGATGATAAATGGTATCAGGAAACCAAAAAGGTTTTAGGGGATCAGATGCAGGCAGAGTACCCTGCAACGGTAGAAGAGGCGTTAACGGTTCCTGGTGGGGCATTTTTCCCGGAGGTAACGGATGAGTCCATCTTAACGGACGAACCGCTAAAAGGGAACGTTTACACCTATTTCGTAATGGATTATGGGTTAGATATGCTTGCTGCATACTGGATAAACCGAGATTCATTAGGAAATGCACAGATAGTACACGAATATTGTGAGAGTAATTTAATAATCGGAGCGGCGGCAGACGCAATCACCTCAATATCAAGAAGTTTGGTAAGTAATGGAACTATATCAAACGTAGTACAGTGGCTTGCGCCGCCTGATTTGTGGAATAGAAGTCAGGAAACAGGAAAATCAAGGGCGATACTGTTTCAAGAGGCAGGATTAACACTCACAAAGGTAAATAATGACATTGCGGCAGGGTGTTCAGCCCTTAAAGAGTATTTAGCGCATGGAGAAGGAAAGTCAAAACTAACGATTTTACGGAATTGTGCGCCAAACTTACTTAAATGTCTGAAAAAGATACAGCATGACGAGAAAAAACCTAATATTTACGCAAATACACCGCACGACTTAACGCATAGCGTTGATGCAGCGAGGTATTTTGCTATTTATTGGACGTTATCAGCGGAAGAACTTGTTGAAAAGAAGTCAAATCATTGGAGAAACGATCAATGGGAGGACTACGACAACGCAAGTGAGGCAGAAAGAGTATTACTGATCCAAAAATGGGGTGAACCGAAATGAGTTTTTGGGGAAGGTTCAAAAAGAAAATGAAAAACTCCTTAAATACGAACCAAAATAAAAAACTGAAATTGTGGAAAGGCAGATTAGAGCAGGCCAAAAACACATATAACGACAAAAGAAACGTTATGAAGAAGTATGACGGTTACTATCATGGTGATCGTAACGTACAGGCAGATCCTAACTCTAATAAAAACCCTTCAAAACTTGCCTCAAACGTCAGGAATATCGTGTATGAATTGATTGAAAGTCAGGTAGACTCTTCAATCCCCATGCCGAAAGTAAGGGCTATTCATGCGGATGATGACGAACTGGCAAAGAAGATAGAGAAAATGCTTGAAAACAAGGTAAAAACTTGTGAATTAGAGCAGATAAACGACTATATGGAGAGAGTAGTTCCGGTTCAGGGAGCAGACTTCTTTCATATCCAGTGGGATACGAAAGCAGGACTTCACTCTTCCATAGGTGATGTAAAAGTAACAGAGATCCATCCGAAGAAACTCATTCCTCAACCGGGAGTGAGTTTTTTTGAAAACATGGATTATTTCTTCATTCAGGAAACCTATACCAAACAGACCGTTAAAAGGATCTACGGAGTAAGCGTAGAGGACGCAGAGAACGACACAGAGGACGTTTTTCTTGACATAGACGGAAGTAAGTCCAACGAGGATCTTGTGACCGTTTCTACGGCTTATTACCGCAATCAGGATAATGGTATAGGGGTTTATGTGTGGTGTGATATTTACGAGTTACTTGACCTTGAAGATTATCAGGCAAGGTATTTCGATCATTGCGCCAAATGCGGAGCCTTAATGGTAGAAGGCAAGTGTCCGGAGTGCGGAAGCACAAAGGTCAAGAAACAGGCAGATGATTATGAGGACATGATAGATGCTATCGAAGTGAGGGTAGACGGAGGCAATACCACAAGGGTAGAGCCATACGAAATGGAAGAAACCCCCGTTTTAGATGAAATGGGGAACCCCGTTATGAACGCAATGGGGCAGCCACAGATAAGCATAACAAAAACAAAGAAGAAGATACCCTATTACAAGCCTAACTGTTTCCCGGTGGTTATCAGGAGAAACGTATCAGAGGAAGATAACTTCCTCGGAGCAAGTGACGTTTCCGTGATTATAGACCAACAGGACACCATTAAGAAACTCGGAACAAAGATAAACGAGAAACTTCTTAAAGGTGGTTCATACGTTACCCTCCCCCGTGGAGTAGACGTAGAGAAGTCCGATAAGGAACTGAAAATCATCCGTTTAGAGAATCCCGGACAGAAGCAGATGATAGACGTTATCAATCTGCAACCCAACGTTCAGAATGACGAGAATTTCCTTGAAGTCAATTACCAGTGGGCTAAATCCGCTTTAGGTATTACAGACTCATATCAGGGTAAATATGATGCCTCTGCCACTTCCGGTACTGCTAAACAGTACGCAATCAACCAGGCAGCCGGACGTTTGGAGTCAAAGAGAGTACAGAAGAATAACGCATATTCAGAACTTTACGAGATCATGTTCAAGTTTTGGCTTGCGTATGCAGATGATGATACAGAGATTTTTTCAGAGGACGGGAACGGGAACCCGGCACATGATGAACTTAACCGTTATGACTTCTTAAAGATAGATAAGAACGGTGAGTTTTATTGGGATGATGAATTTATCTTTGAGACCGATCCTACTTCTACGTTAATGGCTAACCGTGAAGCCATGTGGAATCAGACAGACCTTAAGTTACAGTCACAGGCTTTCGGGCCTTTAGGAGACTTACAGACCTTAAGGACATACTGGACGTTTATGAAGGCAGGCGGCTACCCCAACGCAGGAATGGCACTTGACATAGTAGAGCAGAGGATTGCCGAACAGCAGGCGCAGGAAGAAATGGCACAGCAGGAGGAAATGAATGGATTGCCCGTTATGTAAGACGTTAGCAGGAATAGACAAGAACGAGATCGTTAAGAAGCAGGACGGGAAAGTATGGCACAAGATTACTTATGTGTGCCGTTATCCGAAGTGTGACAACTTCAAAAAGGAGTGCGCCACAAAGGAATATGTTGATGATAGCCCATAGGGTTAATCATAAATACGCAGGTGAAAGCGGAAAAATCACGAAACACAAGGAGAGATATGACAGATACATTATTACCCCTTAACCTTCAATTCTTTGCAGAGGGTGAGGACAACGAATCCCAGGAGGTCGTTGACCTGGAAGAAGAAGAAAGTGTTGTAGAGGACGGAGAAGAATCCGGAGAAGGTGAAGAAGCTGAAACCACCGAACAGCCGCAGCACGTTCAGACCGCAGAAGAGAACGCAAACTACGCCAATATCAGACGGAAAGCAGAAGCAGACGCAAACCGGAGATATGAAGAAAAGCAGCGTTCCCTTGATGCAATGTATGAGCAAATGTTTCAGGGTTATACCAATCCCGAAACAGGACTGCCTATCAAGACTGCATCCGACTATATAGCGGCAATGGCAGCACAGGAGAGGCAGCAGGCAGAGAGCAAGATGCAGGAAGCCGGGATAGACCGGGATAGCTTAAATCGTCTTATAGAGAATAATCCTACGGTTATTCAGGCAAAACAGGCTATTCAGTCATTAAACGAGCAGAATGCGGAGAAAATGGTTCAGGAGGATCTTGAACAGATACTTGCAATCGAGCCGGGCCTTGGGAATATCGAAGCAGTAACCACATCCGAAGGGTACAGTGAAGCGGTTCAGTATGCAGTAGATCACCCGGGCATAAGACTTTCTGATGCGTATAAGATAGTCAACTTTGACAGATTGACAAACAGTAAGACCGCTACCGCAAGGCAGGCGGCTATAAACGCACAGAGAAGTAAGGAACACTTGTCACAGACTGCCGGGATAGCAGCTAACGACAGCAGCGTGGATATACCATCAAGCGAGTTAGAGAAGTGGAAAGACTGGTTCCCGGACAAGTCACCTAAAGAACTACGAAAAATGTATAACAAAGCAATAGGAGGCTAATTATGGCTGTTATTATCAGAGACAATACAGTTAATGGAGATATGTGGAATGAGTGGGCTACCCTGCTTAATGCCGCAATCATGGACGCAGACGTTCAGAAGAACAACTATGACGATCTTGTAAACGCACTGGCTAACGTACAGAAGTCAAAGAGATGGGGCGAGAAGTCCACGACTATCGGCGGCCTTGGTGACTTCATGGTTAAGGACGAGGGCGTTGACGCAGCAAAGGACTACTTTGCAGAGGGATACTCAAAGTTTATCGAGCATATCACCTTCTCAAAGTCCGTATTCATTTCAAAGGAAATGGTAGACGACAATCAGATCGCAGAAATGAAGTCAAGGGCTGTAAACCTTGTTCAGGCTTACAAGAGAACCAGGGCAAAGTACCTTTCAGACGCAATGACTCTTTCAGTAGGATCTACAAAGACCATGACTTTCGGAGGAAAGTCCGGCATTGACATTGGCGGCGCAGATAACCTTGCACTGTTCAATTCCGCACATCCCCTTAAGAACTCCCCCAGGGCAGCAGCATCTACCCTTCCCGCAGGAGCAATAAACGGATCTGTTCTTCCCGCAGTAAAGGCTACACAGTCTAACCTGTTCTCTAACCAGTTTGGTAACAATGCAACCATGCTGAACAGGCTTGCAAACATAATGAGGAACTTTAAGGATGATGGTGGAGAGGTTCTTGGACTTGAAGCTGATACCATTATCGTACCCGGCAACAATCCGGTACTGGAAGATACCGTTAAGAAGATTATCGGATCAGACGGTGAAGTAGGAACCAACAACAACGACATCAACACACAGAGAGGTAAGTGGAGGCTTGTTGTTGATTATCTTTGGACTCCTACCATTACCCAGTACAACAATCCTTATATCATCATGTCCTCACAGGCAAATAAGGATCTTATGGCAACCCGTGTTTATGACAGAACCCCGCTTGACGTTGAGAACGAGATCAAGACCGAGAGCAGGAACCTTGTTTACAATGGTTTCGCACGTATCGGTATCGGTTTCACCAACTGGAGACACGTTCTTATGGGCGGCTCCGGTGACGGCAGCGCAACCACTCTGTCCTGATAAGAAAAGAGGGGGAGGGGCAACCTTCCCCCTTGTTATAAGGAGACACTATGATAAAAGTCGGAGATATTATTGACGGACGGAGGGTAACAAAAGTGTTCACCTTAAGCGGTGGATTAGCGTACCAGTCTGAACCCGTTACAGAAAACGCAAAGGCTTTTCCCGAAAAACTCCCGGAATTAGGGGAAAAGATAAAGCCCGTTGAAATAATCGAAAAACCCAAAAGGGGAAGAAAGAGGAAAGAATGATACATTACATGACCTGGCAGGAAGTTAAACTTGCGACATTACAGAAAATGTTTGCCTCTAAAGGGCAGACTATACAGGTAGACTCTTCCAACGAAGAGTATATATACTCAATGCCGCAGGCTTGCAATGAGGCCTTACAGCTTCTTTCTACTGCCGGGAAATTTATCATTGAACCCGTACAGATCGTTGTTTCCCCTCTTCCTAATCTGATTATGGATTCTACGGCAAAGAAAACGTATTCCATTATCGGTGATAAAGTTGTTTTCAACGCAAAAGGGGCAAAGTCATTTTATTTCCGGGCAAACGGCAATATGGAAGTTCATATATACGTTGACGGTGAAGAATATACCGCAACAGCCACCGGAGAGGATGACGGATCTATCGACATACCCATTCTCATAGACACAAAGAGTTTTGATGCCTTTAAGGGCCTGATAGAGAACCCCGACAACAAAGACGTAAGGATAGAGTTTATATCTGATTATCCTTCAAATATAAAGAATATAGCCTTATATGAGGCTTCATTCCCATTACCAAAAGACGTACAGCCTTTTGAAGATTTCATACATTTCCATTTACCGGACATAGCAGAGGACTTCTATCAGCTTGCATCCGGTGAGATTTACTACGAAGGGGAAAGGGAACCCCGGTATATAGCCGCACAGAACTATTACCAGGAGGCAGATAAGACTCTTGTACTTGAAAGGTCTATGCCCGGTACATATACGGTTTATTACAAGAAATACCCTACTGCAATTACACCGGATACAGCAGATGATTATGAGCTTGTACTTGATCCGGAAGTAGCAGCCCTTTTACCTATGTATATGGCCTCACAGCTATATAAAGATGATGATAACGCTATTGCCACAGTTTATAGAAACGAGTTTGAGGTAGCGTTTGAAAGATTAACGCAGTACGCAGAAGTACCCAAAAAGGAAGAGTTTGTATCAGATAGTGGATGGTGCTAAATGGCAACACATTTCAACATACCAAAAAGCCCTGAAGTTCAGGTATATCAGAATGAAACGTTTTTAGGAGTAGATTTCACCACAGACGTTGCAAATGTAGATGATACAAAGTCTCCGGACGCAGTAAACATGATCCGTTCTATCCCCGGCAAAGTCCGTAAGAGAATGGGCCACCATGTTACAAGTGTTCTTGAATATGCAGGCAACAGATTGCCTATTTACGGCGTACATTACTACAAATATGCAAATGTATGGTTAGTTCATGCGGGACAGTATCTGTATCAATTTAAGGGTGGTACAGAGTCATATTGGGTTGAACAGAACGACAAAAGGATAGCAACAGAGGACTATTATAATATTCTTTTTAGGAACGTTCCCGATCCTTTACAAGCCTACGAAAAAACGTCAGATATGATACAGCTATATTCAACAATGGCTGAAAGACGCAGTACGTCCTATGAGCTTGCACAAATGCTCATTATCCTTGACGGCAAGAAGATGCTTTATGTCCGGTGGGTAGAGAAGGACAATCATCTTGAATGTGGAACAATGGACTCATACCCCTTTAAGACTATCCCCATTGTGCGTATTTCATGTTCACCTGATGGAGCAGGCACAGACTATCAGTCGTTCAACCTTCTTTCCCCACGTTTTGAGCAGGATTATCTTATAACCGAAAGCGGAAAGAAACAGTTACAGCTTTATACCGACAAACTGGATAAAGAGGAAGTAGTAGTTAAATTCCTTCAAAATGATGGTTCATGGATTACAAAAAAAGAAGGCACAGATTTTTGGGTAGATAGAGCAAAGGGAACCGTAAATTTTGGTTCTGTTACCTCTTATGACGAAATAGAAAGTGTTTACGCAGAAGGAGGCCTTGGCACAGAATTTAAAACTCTTACGATTGCTACCTGGTCTCCCTGGTTTGGCAGGGCAGTATTGTATTCTGTTACCGATGCAGAAACAGGCGAAGTAGTAGATTATCCCGAACAGTTTGACATTGTAGTAACCACAACTGCGGGAACAACCATCAGGAAAAAAAGCAATCCGACACAGACAACCAATAACGGGCAGAACAAGCCTATAATGTATCTGTTTTCAAGCAACAAAAACTATGGAGAATTGACCCCGGGGCTGATAGATGCGGGAACTGGGAAAATAGTTCGTCCGGGAGATGATCCTACTGCATATCAAAGCAAAATAGTGAGTTTTGAGGAAGAATTAAGGCATACAGTAACGTATAGCGATCTTCCCATAACCCCCGTAACAGGACAGGACAATGTAAGAGTCATAGCAACATACAAACCCACAAGAGCAGGTGCAGACCTTATAAATCATTGTACGTTTGGTGTTCTGTTTGGAGTAAACGGGGCAGGAGATAGATTATTTGTATCAGGGAATGAGGATGCCGGAGATAACGTGGACGAGAGCGGAGAATCCACAGGTACAACATTCTCAAACAGAAACCGTGACTGGTATTCAGCGCAGTATGATCCTACTTATTTCCCCGACACAGGCTATTCTGTTTTAGGAACAGACGCATCTGCTATCACGGGATATTCAGTAGTCAATTCATACCTTGCCACATTTAAGGATGATAAAGAGGACTCACAGACAGTATTTATTCGTGAGGGTGATCTTGTGGCAAGTGACCTTGACGGTGACGGAAACGAGGATACAACCCCTGCTTTCAAGGTTATTAACACACTTCAAGGCAATGGAGTTTTAGCACCATACACAATCAAATACTTCAACAGTGAACCTATTTTCCTGTCAAAGATGGGGATATGCTGCATAACTTCACAGGACATAACGGGTGAGAAATACGGACAGAACCGGAGTTATTACCTCAACAAAAAGCTGTTGCAGGAAAGAAACTTAAGCGAAGCAATAGGCGTTGTATTCAAAGACTACTATGTTTTAGCAGTCAACCAACATATGTATATCTTGGACGGATTACAGCCCTTAAGAAGTGATAAATCAGAACCATACTCAACAAGACAGTATGCAGGGTTTTATTTTGAGTTAAGTTTGGCTCCTAATGAATATATAACTGCTTTATGGGTGATGTACGGAAGGCTCTATTTTGGAACAAATAGAGGAATTGTTCACAGGTTCCATACAGACGAAAACGATGTTAATTCATATATAGATGATGTAACACTCCCGATAAAGGCAAGATGGGTGACTCCCGATATTTCCGGGAGGCTTTTTTATAAAAACAAAACTTTCCGTTATGTTGCGTTAAAGGTAAGCCCTTCAAGGAGTTCATCTGTAAAAATAGAGGCAGAGAAAAACGGCGTATGGGAAGAAATTAAGGACGAACATTCGAAGATACGATATTTTTCGTTTATTGGACTTACTTTTGCGAGAGCATCATCAGAAGGCCTAATAATAGAGGGCGTAACAGTCACTTATCCTATTTTTACCTTTATGTGTGATAAGTCGCAAAAAACGATCACCTCAAAAACAAGAATTAAAAAGACTGATAATGTGCAATTCAGATTTTCTAATTCAAACTGGAAAGAGTCCTTTGGACTAAATCAGTTTGCCGTTGAATACACACAGGGCGGCAATATCAAATAAGGAGAAACGTTATGAGTTTTACAACTATCACAAATCTCGACCTTGCAAATAAGGGCGTTACAACTCTTCCCGATACTCCTGATATGGAGGCAAGTGAATTAAAGCAGAGATTTGATTCACTTGGGAATTTATGTGTGTCAAAGATAAAAACTCTTGTTTCAGAGTTAGAAGCAGAAACAGCAAGTGCCTCACTTGGAGCGTCAATTCCGGAGGGCTTACCCGCCGGGGCAAAAAAGGTTCAGTCTATTATAGATGCCTTAAATGTTATCGTGCAGCAGAACGCAGAGTGCAGACATAATCACGCAAATATGGACGTTTTGAACTCTATTTCAGAGGATGATATAGATTCATACGATCAGACCGCATTAAAGTTACAGGGCAAGACCATTGAGAATATCGTGCATAATTCTGATTCAGAAGTACCAACGTCCGGGGCAATAATCAGATATATCAATTCCCGGTTAGGAGGCTGATATGGCAGATTTAGAGAGAGGATTACTGATACATGAACTCACCACAGCACCGAGTTTATCAACGGGTAACTGGGTAGCCATAGATAATGGCAGTAATACATACAAAACAACTATTGCCTCTTTGACTACTACGGCTTCACAGAACGCTTATACATATGCTCAAAACGCATCAAACAGCGCAACAGCGGCGGCAAGTAGCGCAACACAGGCACAGACCGCTGCACAGTCCGTAAACGGCGCAATAGTACAGGCCACAGCGCAGTTACAGGGATATGTAAACAGCGCAGTGGAAAGCGCAGCAAGCGCAGAAGCAAGTGAAATTCATGTAAGGGCTTTAGTGACTTCCGACTATGCGAAAACTGCAAAGAGTTACGCAGTAGGTGATACCGGATACAGACCTGATGAAGATAGGGATAATGCAAGGTTCTATTGCCGTACCACGCAGGAGATTTCCGAAGAAACCGCAGGATATGTTGACGAGGCAGAGGGATACGCAAACACAGCAGAGGCGGCAAAGACAGACGCAGTAAACGCTAAAAATCAGGCGGCTAATTCTTACAATCAGATATTAAGTCTCCTTACCCTTGCCACGTTTAGCGTTGACATTGACACCGGAGAACTTATGTATGACAGGAACGAGGCATACACCTTTAACATAAATACAACAACAGGCGATCTTGAATGGGAGGTAGTAGCATGAGTGCATCAGCAGGAAGAGTTTTAATATTGCCTAAAGGCCCGTATAACAGCGGTACTACATACAATATGCTCGACCTTGTAAGTTACAACAACGCAGCATATATCTGCAAAAAGACCACTACGGGCAATGCCCCGACAGATAACGAGGATAACGAGTGGTGGATGCTGTTAGTTATCGGCAGCACAGTACAGGGAGTAAAGGGAAACGCAGAAGTTTCATACAGAGACGGAAACGTAAACCTTACCCCTGCTAATTTAGGGATCTATCCTTTTTCTGCATCCACACTTCCGATAGGTGGTTTAGTTCCCCCGGCAGAGATAGGAGACGAAACAAAGTTCCTTAAGGGCAACAGTGAATGGACTGATTTACCGAAAGACGGTATTCCCCTGAAAGTCTCAAAATCATCTGTAAACAGCCTGCCTGCCTTAATAAGCAATGCAAGCATTACAAGCGCAATGGAATGCAAGCCGGGAGACATATATTTGAGCAATCCTGCCGCACAGACAGGAGACTGGACTGTTACCACATCAAACGGATCAGTAACAATAAGCGGATCAATAAGCGGTACAACAGACGTAACGCTTTGGTTGACAATACCAAGAACATCATAAAGGAGGAATTAAAAAATGAAATACGCAGTAATTCAGTGTGTGAACGGTACATTTTCAATCGTATCTGAACACGGAGAAAACTTACAGGCCGCAAGGGTAGCTTTCCATGACGGGTGTAAGATCCTTTGGAACGCACCGGACGTTATCGAAGGCTATGTAGCAATTATCGACAGCAACCTTACATACGTTGATGGGCGCATTGAGAAGATCACCCATCCGGCAGAGGAGGGATAATATGAACATACGTTTGATTCGGGGGGTACTTCCCACATCATCAGAAAGGAGGCAAGGCACAGTAAACTTGTCTCCGAGACTTCCGAAAGGAGGTCAGAGGCGTAAGGGGGTGATTCCCCGTGGCTAATAGTACAATACCTCGTCAAAATTTTTGGGTAAATATCCGTCTTGGGAGTAGTTATGCAGACCGTGAGGCATCAGTTAAGGCGATAGCTGATTATATATATACGACTGCACCAGTAGGAAACTATCGGTTCGGTGCGTATGCAAAGTATTCATGGATAGGAATATGTCAGAAACTTGATGATAACTCTGCAATAGTTTTTATCACAAAAG